AATAACATAATAGCAAACAAAATAAATTGATAATCTGTTTTTTTCATATAAGGCGAAGTTTTATAGCGCATATAAGTAAGTTATGTGCCATAATTGACCCACAACCTATTTTCAACTGGAGAGTAGTATTTTGTTATTTGCTTTTCGGCTTGACAACATTCATCGTATGTTTTATATTCAGCTAAATAAACATCTTCAAAATCCTTTCTATATTTGTGCCAAGCTAATCTACATGATAGATTAAAAGACCTTCCTACATAAATAACATCATCATCTTTTAAAAGCAAATAAACAAAATACCTACCTTTTACCTTATTCAACTTTTGAGTTATTTCAGACCGAGATATTACGGCACATAACAAGGTATTGCCAAAAGGTGGGTTTACATCTATATTTTCAACTTTCTGCATTTAATTATCTTTAGTGATTTAATAAACATTTGTGCTTTTTAATCCGCCATTCGGCAATACTCGAACCGTTATGATTCAATTTGCTTTATAACCAATTTTTCTAATTGATTTAATTCTTCGCTTGTTAGGTTATCAATAATGTTAATTCCATTACTTAATACTTCATATATTTCAAATTCAGCTGGCATGTAAGGATAACCGATATCTCCGTTACTATATGAGCAGTACTTTTGCTCTTTATAGTATTCGCCTGTTATTTCGTAATTATTTACTTGGTGTTTCATTTAATTTAGCTTTTAAGATTTTAATATAAAGTTCGTAGTTAAATTGTTGTCTGACTGAGTTCTCAGTTTTCTCGCTCCAGAATTGGAGACAAGTCATTAAGTTAAATTTCATTTGGATTGTGAAAGGTTAAAATGTTTAAAATATCTTCTGTTATTGCGTTTGCCATTTTCTGTAAGTTGTTAGAGATTTCAACTTCGGTGAACATGGTTAATCTTTCTCTAATTGTTTCGTATTGTGGAGGAGTGTCATAATCCCCTACTTCAACCAGTCTATCGCAAATAAACTTGTTGTATTCGCAAGTAATTACACATTTATTATCTCTTATGTAGCTATCCCATCTTAATTCTAAAAGAGGGTCTAAATAGCTGTTTTGTTTGTACATGGCTACTACGCCTTGTATGAAGCCTGAAAATACGTCTTTGTTCATTGTGTTTGTTTTTTAGTTGTTATTGATTAGTTTTATTTCTTCAGCAAATTCTTTTTCTAACCAAGCAATCACGCTTTCATCTTCAGGAATGTCAAATGCTTCACGTGTTCCATCCGTTGTTGCTGATAAATAATGTTTTGCGATTTCTTCACCATTGTAAGAAATTCTTGTGTAACCTGCTGATGCTTTTGTAATTGTTATCATTGTGTTTAGTTTTAAATTATATGCAAATATATATTTAATAACAATACAATAAACATGCAGTATAAATAAAATAATAAAATAATTTATAACTCATTGATTATCAAGCTAATTATTTTTATAATAATTTTAATTGATTAGGATTTATAAGCTCATAATTGTATTTTTTCAGCTTAATATTATACAGATCAATAAATACATTATCAGTACACCAATGCCCACATTCAAATCTATAAATGAATCCGTCTGTTTCTTTTAGAATAAATATTCTTTTGCTATTGTAATATCTATACATTTGGTTTTAAATCTTTATAGGTTTTACCTCTTTCTTTTAATCTTAATGTTAAAAATATAAGAGCTTCTAATTTCATATACCATTCAAGTGTTTTATTCTGACCATCAACAACTGATTGAACAATAGCATTAAATCCTTTTTCATCATAATTTTTTATCTGTGATTTCTCTACATACTTTTTATATTTTTCGTATGCCTTTTGTCTTATTATCTTTTTGCTTTCATCTGTAAATGTTATTTGATAATTATCGTATAAAAACATATAGATAGATGGTAGATGCATTACATTGTCTTCGTGGTTTACAATAGTATCAAAACGCTCAGATGTTTTTTCAGTACATATTTCAAAAAAGTAATTAGCGATTTCCATGTTTTTCTCAAAGAATTTATACACTGGCTTAGTTGTAGTTTGTGGCATATTTTGATAACGATACCACTCTTTAATTGCCTGTTCTCTTTTAGGTGAAGTAAAATAACCTTTAATGAATTTCCCAAAGGTTATAACTCCATAACCTACAAACTCCCCATATTCGCTATTTAAACCACGATTAAAGGCATTTTCTACTTCGCTTATAGTTGCACCCTTATATTGCTCAATAAGTGTGTCATAAACAAAACCAGCAACGTTTTTAGTTTGTTGGTTATCTAAGTTATATTTTTTATTCTCGCCTGACAAATCAATTGTTCTAATTATTAAGGCATATAGTTTAGTTAATACCTCTTGTTTGTCTTGGTGGATAATTTTCTTTTCGTTTTTAGCTTCAATATATGGTCTTAAATATTCGCTAACTTTCTGCATGGCTTCAACTTCTAAAGCTGAAAATCCATTAATTGTATTTAGTTGATTCATCTTTGTTTTGTATAATCGTCCCAGTTAATATTCTCTATTGCTTTCATTGCTGTTGCTATTCTTACTTCGCTTGTATTATTGTCTTTAATAAATTCAACCTTTGCTTTTCTAAAAGCATCTTTTACCCACATATTTATTGCTGCATAATCTGACTTGTATTTCTTTCCTGTACTTGCTTTATAGTCATTTAACTTATTTAGCATCCATTCTACTTCATGAGGTGCAAACTCTTCATTTAATTTATTAAGTTCAGATTCAGAAATAAAAACAAATTCTTTAATATTTACTTTATTTTCTTTTATTTTAATTTCCTTTGATTTAATTTCCTTTCCTTTTATTTCCTTTATAGCATTGCTATCGGATTGCGTTCGCAATGCGTTCGCATCATTATTGCTTTTTTCCCATCTTTTATTGGCTGAATTTCTTGCTTTATTGCTTTTTTCATTACGCTGATTTAATCTTTTTTCAACTGATAAACTTCCAAAAGTATCTTCATTAAAAACAAATAATTTAAAATCATTAATTATACTTTTAATTATAGATTCATCAACTCGTAATTCAAATGCAATACGTTCGTAATCCGTTTGCAATGCGTTCGCATTATTATAAAGGTCTTCAACTATTGCCCAGAATATTCCATAACCTAATAAGCCATGTTTCATGATTAGACGTTTTATTTTTTCGTCTTGTCTGGAATTATAATCATGAGAAAAATAATATGTATCTTTCATAAATAAGGAAACCCCCTAAACTGTAAGCTCAACGACCAAGTAAAAGCGTTACAGAATAGGGGGTAATAAATTAATTTCTTAATCATGGTCGTTGAAATATTTTACAAATATACTAAATTATTCCTTCATCTGCAAATGAATAATAAGAATCTTCTGTTAAAATAATGTGATCCATTAATTGAATATCAAATATATTTAAAGCCTGTTTAATTTTATTTGTTATTAATTTATCTTCATTACTTGGATTTGTGTTTCCACTTGGGTGATTATGAGCAACAATAACTCCTGAGCATAAAGATTCAATTGCATATTTACTTACTAATTTTATATCTACAATTGTTCCAGCAATTCCACCTTGACTTATTTTAGCATAACCAATAGTATAACTTGCTCTATTAACCAATAAAATAAAAAAGCTTTCATAAATTCCTAAATCATCTGAATAAAATTGCCTAATAAATTTATTACTATCTTCTGACTTTGTTATTTTTATTTTAGGAAAATCTGTTTGTATTTTTTTTAATTCAAATTGTTTTATTGTTTCCATATTCTTTGATTTTTGATTTGTAAATTTTAATTAGTTCCTGTATTTCATCTAAAGTTAGTTTTAAAGCATCTCCTCTTGCATTAAATAGTTTATTGTAGTTATATTCTCCTATCCTATCTTTTAGCCTTATTCCGTATTCAATATGATTACCATGTTTGTGTTGATTACAGAATACACATTGACCATGCACGTTTGATTCGCTGAATCTTAGATTAGGATAGCTACCAACTGAAAAGTAATGACCGGCATCAAACTTTGCAGTTAATGGTTTATCGCATGAAATACAAGGTTTATTCTTATCTCTTTCACGAATGTACTTATTAAATACAACTTGCAATATTCCGAGCCATTCAGTACGTGTACGAGTATTTTCAATCATTATCTTTTTTTTCTCTTTCCACATTTTCTTTTCAGCTAATACGGATGCGCATT